GCTCACTCAGGATTACCTGCCGACGTAATAATAAAATCACTTGCTCATGCGTTTAAAAAACGCGTATTATTGATAGCTCACTCAGGATTACCTGCCGACGTAATAATAAAATCACTTGCTGTAACAGTTCCAGTCCAAGTTACACCTGAAATAACTATAGAAGCATTTTACTACAAAGTAGTAAAAGCAACAACAGTTATCATGCCAGCTGCATTGGAATCTTACTACACTGATGTAGTATTATTTTTGAAAATATTATTAAACGTGGCCCCAGTGGCAGTCACAGTATCGCCAGAACCAGATATAGTAACACCATAAATGATCAAGGTCAATATGTAATTGCCGGGTGGTAAAGCACCAGTACCGATGGTACTGGTTGTCAAATTGAGTGGAACTCCTTCCTAATATGTTGACAAGGCCAAATTGGTGTACCCAGAATTGGGTACAAGCTATGAATAGCGAGAATAGTCACCTGAATCAGGATCATTATTTAATTTTTCGTGAATTAGTTCAATGTGGTAAGTAACCCACAACTCCCCAACATTAACGTTAGTACCTTACATACCGTTAGTGGAGATCTAAAATTGACCCATATCACAAAATTAAATTGCCGTATTGGGTGGTAACGTGGAATTACGAATGTATAACATTTACAACACTGACTAAACAGGTTCACATTCCACACCTAATAAGACTGACTAAGATGGTTTGACAGAAATCGCCCCATCATACTACTCTTAAGCTTGTTTGTTGGTAAATGGTGCATTTGCCGCATCATACTAAACTGACATTATGACTTAACCCAATGCAGTGTTAACACTATTCAAGGCGTCAGCACTCATGGATTTGAACTCATAACACAAACCATGCATTTTATAAGATTCATAGTTCTCAGCTATTTATGATAACCACGGAAATGATGAAGGCACACCAGGATTGACCTAATATGTGACAAATGAAAAGGCCCCGGCCGTTGGTGAGGTGATTATATCAGCTATGTACTCACGATGAGTAACAAATGTGCGTTGTTTGGTAAATTCAAAATTACCACCCCTAAAAAGAGAATTCTTAACAACGTCACCTTTAGTGATATAATCTCCAGACCCAAATATATGATTTGCTATAGGCCCGCCAAATTTCAAACCCAACCTAAAAAGTTTAGCCAAAAAGTTTTCATCTTATGGTAGATTATTGGCTCTCCGTTTCTTGTTGGGACGCTTCTTGTTTACTTTCTGAACAATCTAATTATTGTTCCTCTTTTTCCTTAGCACTTTCTTACTTTACATTATTATAAGCTGCAGCCCTTACAATCATATAAGATCAACAGATGCTATGGTATCAAACCAAGGTATATAACACTCATTGGGTTAAAACAAATTCTCATCAGTTACTAAATCCTATTGGAAATACTAGTATCTAATATAACAGAACTCGTCCCATAACTCAATGTTCGGCATTAAAATACTCTTAGGTGTTTTAAACAAAGCGTTATCACATAAAACTCCGCGATTTTTCAGATGCGAGTTAACTACCAAATGTCTTTGAAAACATGAAATTCCCTTATAAAATTAAAGGCTATTTCTCCTTGCCATCAAATTTTCAAAGACATAATCGTTTACATTTGTTTTAATAGAGGATTTTCGGATTGCATTAAACATGAGCATGAGCCTACCTAGCTTAGAAATCAGGGTCATTGAATCTGCTCCAGTTTCAAGAAATACTGGGGCAAAAACCATACTACAAAATTCAGCTTTTGCAATATGAGTGTTAACCTTGACTTTAGCCTTAAGGCCCATAATCGCATATTTATCCACTAACATTTTTGTGAACTAATCCAAATCCATTCCTGAATCATAAAAATTGCCTTAAAACACAGACAAATTATCATCACCAAGAATGGCACAACACTCTAACTACTCATAAATTCCCATTTGTTAGTAAACGTTGTATGTAGCTGCAATATTAATACTACTATTCCCGACACTCGTATTAGAGTCACCTGATTTCCGGGTATACTTAGTATTATATTCAATAACAGATTCAGTACGTCGATCTGTTATAAACCCATGAGTTTTGGCCTATCTATTAAAAACAGACATAGCAGCCTCAAAAACTTCTCCAAAAGGGTCAGTACAACAACGTTCAAAAAGGTCGACTTCAAACTAATGACACTATGCACGCTAAGATGCATCAAAAAGTGAGAAATCGACCTCAATTGTGAAGTAATGAAATTAACACCGTTCCATTGCTTTAAATATTAAGTCACCAACTTAATTTGCATCCAAACCACTAGTATAAACAAATTTGTTTAAAAATGAATCAGTGGTATGCAACATACTTAAAGCCTTAGCCATTGGAATAACCAATGGCAATGTCACCAGAGTGGCCTCATCAGACCTACTTTAAATAAGTCTAGGGCACACCTCCAATGGGACATTTGGATCCAACTTAAAAACCGCCTCTTGTTTAACGAAACCAACAATAACAAGATTCAATTGATCATGGCATTTAAGGAGATCCTTTTCTACGATGTTTTTCTCTGCTTGTTAATACCGAATTTTCTTAGCTCCCTCGTACAACAATGGAATTTCAGCCATTGGTTTTACTTCAAAGGGGCAAACTAAAACTAGCTCATCCAACACAACAGCAAAATTCTAATCTGTGATGGGGTCTTTCTAGACCTTAAGGGCTTCGGCATTTTACCGACACAATATAGTATTAAGTACAGATTCCTCGCTAGAAATTGGGGGAACCGTTCTACCAAAACCATTGATAATAGGTCCAACTTAAATAAAACATGACAACTAAGGGTCCTCTGCCACTGCCAATTTGACAATTGCAACATCACTCCCTCCAGCCTAAGTTGGAATCTTCTTATTACCAATGGTTGCCACCATGGGTTATTGAGTTTCACTGACAATATGGTTCTCAACATAACTAAAAAGGGAACCTAACATACTATCATCAAAACTTTTTAACCAACCCTCAGATGTAACCAAAAGTTACCTCTACATGGCGGCACACGCTAGAACCAAAGCCATAACAAGACTTTTTCTCTCTTAATACGGTAAATTGTGTAGCAACACTACTTCACGACGATACAAACATTCTTTATTCGCTATGTTCTTAACAACATGCTTCTAGATTCTGGACATTTAATTTACCAACTACTAGGGGGTGTCATATCTAGCATCACCCACGATAGTGTCAGCAAATTTCATCATATCCTCAGTAGTATCTATTTAACTACTACAAAAACAAATTGTTCTTTTAGCTATGAACCTTCTGGTCCAGCTTGAGGTCACATATGGTAATAAATTGCTCAAAATCGTTTTACGTATTTAAATCGACATACCCTCCAATGAGTAGGATTTACTTTCTTGTTCCAATGAATCAAGACGGCACCAATCGGTACCTGGTACGTAAACAGAAATGTTTGTATCAACTTAACGTACAAAAGGCAGAGTACACAAATCATGCACATAGATAAATATCTTTTCTTAATCGGCCTTTTCCATAATAGCGTACCATTACTCATAAGTAACGGTATGCAAAAGGATATGTTTCTTAACAGTAAAACCTCTGTCGCAAAAACATTACATATCCCAATCGCCACTAATATGATCCTACCATGTGTCACAACCGACACACTAATCACCCATTATTTAAGCATCAAGGTGACCATCCATGGTTTAATAAGGATATACGTTATAGTCCTAAAATTTTCCAACAGGGAAAAATTGGACTCTTTTCCTAACAAATGTTGACATCAAATTAATGAGTTCAACAGGAATAAAATGAGTTGGTTTCAAAATACCAAACGATTTTTATAGGGTAGTAACTCTAGTACAATCTGCACACGGTTTACAATTAGGAATCTTCAATAAATGCCTAGCCTGCCAATCACAACCACCAGTATCAGTGATGTGTTGGCAGCTAGGCCCTTTGAACAACGGAAAATTAGAAAATTAATTTTAATTTCTTTGTTTCGAATTTTTGGGTTTCATTTC